ATTTCTTCAGGTTACTACTTATGTAATCTGAAGATTTTTTATATCTGAGCTCTCTTATGCTATCAAGAATTGCTCTATCTAGAAATGCCCTTCTAAGAATTATAATTGTTCTCTTTTCATCGTTAAGTCTAGTTTCATACTCCCAGTTTGTAATTGGTTTTGCAACAAATTCATTAGACAATTCAGAGTAACTCTGTGTGGTTGGATTGTAAAATTTAAAAGTAAAGTTTCCATCAACAATTAATCCAGCATCAAGAACAACTCTTTCCGTATCTGAAGAATCTACGATTTCATAAGTTTCATAATGTTTAATCGCATTGATATCTTCACCATATTTTTTATAAGCATATTCATATAATTCATAATCAGACATAGGCCAAGAATACTTTTGATCAATAATATTATTTGTTGTAAGAATTACCCAGTCTAAAGTTGGATCATCGTAGAAAAGATCAGCAACTTGGTCAGGTCTTTCGTCACCTTTAATGTTATATTGTTCAAAAGCAGCGAAGTCTGATGCAATATCATCTCTTAACTTGAATCTTCTGAAAATATTTTTTACTTCTGTGGTATCAAGATTTGAACTTCTGTTATTCAACCTTGATGAAGTAGTAAAATTTGGTATCCTTCTAAAATAATATGCCATGATTAGTATCCTGTACCTAACATTCCCTTTTCATCCATAAAGTCTTCATAGTATACTGGTTCAATCTCAGAGAATGATAAAGACATAATAATATGTGTTGGTGTGCCATCATGATATGTAGAGTATGTGCTGCTCCCTGTGTAATTAACATTGACACTCTTAAGAGCAGCTACCTTAAATTTGTTCAAGAATGGGTGTTCTTGGTTTCCTTGATGTAGATATGATATTTGAAACACATCTGGAGATGCTAAGAAAAATCCAGTTGAACCAGTTTTTGGTGCGGAGTATTTTTTAAATGCATGAATAATTTTTTTTATTTCATCGGCCTCGGGTTGACTTCTCGCAGTAAATACAAAACTAAATCCAAATTCTCTGAGAGAGACTGAATTAAAAAGAAGTTCTTTATTAGGATTAATAATAACTCCAGCCTGCCTTGACAAAATATCATTTAATCCAATATTAGCACCAGTCAAAGCATTTGCAGCTGCCGATCCAACCTTTGTTGTGATAAGGTCTAGACCTTTTTCTCCCATCAAACCAGATTCTTGAAGTGCTGTAGCAACTTCTTGTCTTACACCTTCAACAGTATTGTCTCCAGTACCAATTTCTCCAGCACCTTTTGATATTCTGAAAAGAGCAGCATAAACTGCGCTAAAATCTTTATCGCTCCACCCTGCAGTGTTTGCTGAGTTTATATCTTGAGGTATTGGAAGGTAGATGTCTATAAGAGTTTTTTGACTTCCATCAGGTCTTAATTCTTTAAATCTTTCAGAAGCTTTTCCTGAAGGAGATATTAAACCATTTCCAACTGGTTTATATTCTAGGGCACTAAACTTAATCAGATCTTGAGTGGAATTTCCAAGACCTTTTGGATACCTTAGAGGTGGTTCTGATTGACGAGGAGGATTTGTAATTTTTCGTGCAGTATCATCTTTTGACGATCCGGGTTTTGTCCCTTGACCACCAGCAGGAGGTCCAGGAGGTATATAGTTTGCAATGTTTCCGCCACCAATAGGAACACCATGGGTTGGAACTTGGCCGTTTCTTATTTGATGAGCCCTCGCCTGTTGAGCAGCAAGCATTTCTTGACGTTTATAATCTGATCCAAGACTAGACATTTTGGCAGAAGTATCTCTAGCATCTAGCCTTTGAGTTAGTCTTTGTTGTGATAATTTTTTAACCTGTGCCCTTCTGGACATATCTCTTAGTCTTTTTTGTTATTTATACTTGATTCCCAAATCATCTTCGGTCATAATTTTAAACTCCCAAAGATTATCTTTACAAAACTCTTCTGCTGCAGTCCACTTTGCTTGATTGACAACCCACGTCTTACTCTCAGTAATGTAACTCTTTGTTTTTTTGTTTGTTGGTTTCTGAGTTTGTTTCTTTGGTTTTATTTCAATCAATGATTTTTTTATTTTTCCTTCTTTTGTTTGATATTTGATATAGAAGTCGGGATAATACTTATGTCTCCTCCTATCAATTGGAGATACATAGGGTATAGATATTTCTTCAGAAGCCCATTCAAGAATGTGAGCACTTTGGTCACAATAGACCATGAACTTTCTTTCCCATAATGACCTATAAATAATGTTACTTGGGTTTCCCAAATATTTTTTATGATTAGAAGGTTTATATATTCCTTTATACGCCACAGTTCAAGTTTTCTTTTTATTTAGATGGCAATCAAAGATCCCAGAAGATTTCAAAATAAAACTGATCCGAGTCTCAGGAGAAATGCTGGCAATAAAAATGTTGTTGCCGAAGAATTATCAAAGCCAAAAGCTGCGGCACCCTTTACACAAAGCATTACTGGATCTGGATACAATGCTGGCCAGGCTCCAGAACCAACCATGTATGGTTTGGCACATGAAAGAAATTCTCTGGATCCAAGACATGTTTTACCAGATTCAATTCTTGGATCTATTGCCAATCTTTTTGAGGTTTCTTTTACTGGATTCCCAATCGCAATTGGAACTCCTCTTTTTCGAGAAAGAGAACTTGGTCTTCTGTGTTCTGAGGCATCACTTCCAGCAACTAGTTTTGGAACATTAGAAGTCAATGGCCACTATCAGGGAAGAACAGAAGTATTTGCTCATACTAGAATATATCCATCACTAACTCTTACATTTTATGAAACTCTAGATCATAAGAGTTTAATGTTCTTTGAAAACTGGCAGGAGTATATCACAAAAGAAGAAGATGATTATAATCAATCACACCCAGCTCATTATTACAGAATGAGATTTCCAGAAGAATATAAATGTGACACTATTTTTATTACAAAATTCGAAAAGAATTATAGAGGTTTTGGATACTCAGATACATTAACTTACCAATTCATACAAGCATTCCCTAAAAATGTAACTTCTGTTCCGGTTGCTTATGGTCAATCAGAATTCACAAAAGTAACCGTGGAGTTTGCTTATGATAGATATATTGTAAATCCACGGAAGAGGCAAGCAGAAACAAAGCCCGGATATATTCCCGGAGCTCAATCACAAGAATTGGTTAGAGAAGAGCCTTCTAAACCTAATGTTGAGAAACCCATGCGTATGGGTATGCGGAATAGAATTAGAGCACCTGGTGAAATTTATGGTGGTCGTCCAGCACCTAAATCTGCACCTCCACTTTGAGTTCTAAAAAACGAGAATAAATAAATACAACCTGAATTATTTTATGGGATATTATGCCTTTACCAAAAATTGCTACACCAACTTATGAATTGGTTTTGCCATCGTCTGGAGAGACTGTTAAGTACAGACCCTTCTTAGTTAAAGAAGAAAAACTTCTATTAGTTGCACTTCAGAGCCAAAATCAAAAGCAGATTACTACTGCGGTAAAGAATGTAATTAAAGAATGTGTGATGACAAGAGGTGTTAAAGTAGATACTTTGCCAACTTTTGATATTGAATATTTGTTCTTAAACATTCGTGGTAAGTCTGTTGGGGAAGAACTTGAAGTTAATTTGATTTGTCCTGATGATGGTGAGACTGAGGTTAAAAAGAAAATTGGTCTTCATGAGATCATGGTTCTGATTGATGATGAAAATAATGACACGATTGATATTGATGATAGTCTTAAACTAAAACTTAAGTTCCCATCTCTTGATGAGTTCATTAAGAGTAATTTTGAGACTGGTAGTGATGACACTGTGGAAGCTTCCTTTGATCTTATTGCATCATGTATAGATAAAATCTATAATGATGAAGAAATTTGGGAGGGAAAAGATTCTTCTAAGAAAGAACTTCGTGAGTTTATTGATCAATTAAGTTCAAAGCAATTCAAAGAAATTGAAAAATTCTTTGAGACAATGCCAAAACTTTCTTATACTACAAAGATTACTAATCCCAATACAAAAGTTGAAAGTGAAGTGACTCTGGAAGGACTGGCAAGTTTTTTCGCCTAGGGATGTCTCATATTGATCTGCAAAGTTATTACGAGTTGAACTTTGCTCTCGTTCAGTTCCATAAATATTCTCTAACAGAAATAGAAAACTGGATTCCATGGGAGAGAGATCTATATGTTGACATGCTTAAAGCTCATATTGAAACTGAGAAACTAAAGGCACAACAGAATGCCAACAGCAAGTACTAAAAAAGAACAGATAGATGAAAGAATTCTAAGAATACTTGGCCTCAATCCAGAAGAGGTCGAGATGGATTACATTACTTACCATAATGCTCTCAGAGAAGCTATGGTAAAAGGTGCTAAGTCTTTACCTGTAGAAGAACAAGCTTTACTTGTAAATGAGAGGAGAAGAATAAGAGGTAATAAAGGTAGATTTCAAGTAAAGACTAAGAAAGTAAAAATAAACAACAATAATTTAAATTCTCCAATCAAAGAGAAGCGTAAGATGCTTCCTGGAGCTACTAAGAAAGAAGGACCTTCTCAAACAAAGGGAGGTGAATTAGTCAAAAGTGATTCTAGTACTACAAATATTGTCAACACACAGGGAAAACTTCTAAGCAATCTTGTAAAAACTTTAAACTTTAATTTAAAGGAGGAGAGAAAACTTAAAGAAGAAGAACAAACATTAATTGCTAAGAAAAAAGATAAAGAGGAAAAAGAAAAGAAAGAAGATTCTATAGAAAAAAAAGAAGGTCCATCTCCTTTGATGAAGGCTGCAGATAAAATTCTAGCACCAGTCAAAAGTTTATTTCAAAGAATATTCGACTACCTAAAATTAACTGCTCTCAATTTTGTAATTGGTTCTGCATACAAGTGGTTCACTGATCCAGTCAACAAGGAAAAAGTAGATAAAGTAAAAAACTTTTTCAGTAGTATTGGAGAGTGGTTCAATGATCCAAAGAATCAAGAGAGACTCAGCACTTTAGGGAGATTTTTGAAAGATAACTGGAAAGTATTCTTCGGGGTTGGTGGAGTTCTCTTATTGTGGAGTAATTCAATTGTTAGACTGGCAGTAAAGCTTGGTGCTACTGTTGTTAGATCTATTCCAAGACTGGCAAAACTAATTACTAAATTGGCAATAGCAACCGCTAAACTTGGAGTAAAAGGAATAAAAGGTTTAGTAAATCTAGTTGGAGCAAATCCAATAGCTGCTGCGGGAACAGCAGTAGTCGGTGCTGCTGCGATTGGATTAGCAAGTCAGGCAACAAAACAATCTAATGATCCTGATGCAGAAGAAGGAAGAACTCAATTAGATGATACTTTAGATTTTGGTGGAATAACTGGAGATCCTATGGGAGGACTTTTCAACCAAGGAGGTATGGTTCCAGTCATGCTCACAAAAGGTGAGTATGTAGTATCACCAAATCAAGCTCAAAAGATTGGTGCTCCAACATTACATGCAATCAATGATGCCGGAAATTACAATCAAGGTGGATTGATACCAGGAAGAGGACCAAATGTTGATACAGTAAGAACTCAACTGAGAGAAGGTTCTTTTGTAATCCAAAGACCAGCAGTAGATGCTTTAGGTGCTAATAATATTCATAAATTTGTATCAAACTACAATGAAGGTGGAAGTGTTAATAGATTTCGTAGTAGGAGATCTGGACGAGCTGGAGGAAAAACAAAGGTAACAAAGACTGATGGTGGAAGTGCTATTGTGGCAGCAGCAAAGAATGCTGTTAGCACCGGTAGAAAAGGTCCTGCAAGTCCTCCCTGTGCCTCCTGGGTGCGTATGGTTCTCGGTATGGCAAATCACCCTGCTGCTAATCAAACAACGTCCACAGCAGATCTGGATCCGCAAATAGGACCTAGCAGTCCATACGCTACCAGTCCTGCATCAGCAGCATCTTTTGCAGGATCCGATCTTGGAACAGTAATAAGAAATAGTGGATCAATAAAACCAGGGGATGTTATCTTACATAAGAATACTTATGGAAATTTTGGCCCTGGTGCTATTACTCACGTATCCATAGCCTCAGATAAGAAAGGAAAGATACTACATCAAAGCACTAGTGGTGGTCCACCAACAGAAACAAATATGTTCTCTTTTGCCCATGGATTAAGACTTGGTGGTGAGGGAACTATTGGAGAGTATAGTGACACTGATCCGGGATCAACCCCAGGAAAAACCAATCAAGGTGGATTTGCTCTTGGCGGCGGTCTTGGAGAACTTCTTAGAGAATTAAACTTGGATCCTAATTCTTCTCCAATAGGAAGTACAATAACAAACACTAAGATGAGTCAAGTTGCATCAACAACACCAACTGATATGGAAGAAGATGAAGAGCAATCATCTGCATCAGTAAAAGGATTACCTCAATCTGAAGAAACTGTTGATAAGAGGAGTGGCCCACAAGATAGAATGACAGAAACTATGGTTAGAAGTGGTCCAACTTCTATTGTTTTATATGATTGGAAGTATGAAAAACTGTATGGTATTGAGGGGGCATAGTTAGATGTCACTACTAGTTCCTAAAGAATCAAAGATCGCAAAGATTACCGCATCTTCTTCACTTATCACACTGAAAGACAAGAAGATAGGTGGGGGTGCTCTTGTAAAGAAAAAAATATCCGAAAGTAATAATAAGATAATTAAGATTACAAATAAATTGAATGAAATACAAGAGGTTCGAATCAAAACAGAGAGGATACAAATAAATCAACTCAAAGCAGAACCAGCCTCAGAAGAAAAAATAAAAACTGAAAAATTATTAGAGACTGAACCAGAAAAAAAGGAAAGGAAAAAAGAAGATGGTCTCAAGATTCCAAAACCATCAAAACCAAATCTGGTTGATAGAATATTTCAATTCTTGGCTTTAACTGGTCTCAACTGGTTGATTGGGAAGTTGTCAGATAAGACATCCGGAATTGGGGGTATTTTTGACTTCATTCAGAATGTATTGGAAAATATCGTAGAGTGGTTCCCTAAATTTTTAACTGCTGCTTTTAGTTTCTTTGAAATAGTTGGACCATGGATACAAGGAATTGGACAATTTGTTTTTAATGCTTTTGTTGGAGCAATTGATCTGGCATATCAAACATATGATGGGTTGAGATCTTTAACTGGAACAATCTTTGGAGACAAAGGTGTTGAAAGATTTGACGAGTTCTCTGGAGTTCTTAGTAATGTTATTGCTGGTGCTATAACACTTGGAACTGCTATGATAATGTTTAGTAATGATCTGAAGGGATTTGGTGGTAAAGGTAGTGCAAAAGGTTCTGCAGGGAAAACTAGTTCCTCAGCTACAAGAAGATATATTAGCAGATATGGAAGAAAAGCAGCAGAAAAGAGGTTTGGAAAGGAAGCAATAAAGCAATTGGGAGGAAAGTATGCTAGATCTGGTGCTACTAATCTTGCTAGAAAAGGAATTACATCTGCTCTTGGTAGAAGTGGAACAAAACTAGCTCTGAAATTCTTAAGACCAATTTTAAAACGTATTCCTATTATCGGTGGATTAGTTGACTTTGTTGTTTCTCTTGCCATGGGAGAGTCTCTAGGTAGGGCTGCCGCAAAGTCGATTGGGGCAACTCTTGGTGCTACTTTAGGAACTCTTATTCCTATTCCTGGGGTGGGAACAATCGCTGGTGGTATTCTTGGCGATTTAGTTGGTGGAAAAATTTATGATGCTGTGACTGGCGGAGAAGATAATGAGCAAGAACTAAATGCTGGTGGAAGAGTTAAGATTGGATCACAAGATTTCCGTGACCTTGCTTATATTGTGAGTGGAGAAGCAGCAAGAGATACAAATGATGAATATGGAGTTGCTGCTGCTGTCCTCAACCGTGTGGCATCTCCTGTATGGCCTAATAGTGTAAGATCTGTTGGATTCCAGGCAGGACAATTTGAGGCGGTTTACACAGGCAAGGCAAAAGATGATCCTATGTTAGCGGAGAAACTTTCTTCTCCAGAAGGACAGGCAAAGATTGCTTCTGCAATGAGATTATTAAATGGTAGAACCGATTTCAAAGGCCAAACCATGTTATCCAATAAGGGATCTAGTGATATTATGTTCCATCCTAGAGGAAACTTCTTCCACTACACATCACAAAGAAGAAAAGATGATCCCGTCCCACAAAATCCAAATCAATCATGGAAGAGGTTGATAGGATCTGGTGGTCCTAAGATTGATTTATCAACAACGTCCGCTACATCTAGTTCTTCTGTCACACAAGATTCAAAAGATTCAAAAGAAAAAAAAGAAATGCAATTTAATCCCTTAGGAATGTTATTAAATAAGTTAGGGATTACTGGCAATACTTTAGAACAATCAGAGCAGATTGGATCTCCAACAAATACAAATACACCAGTACAAATCAGTTCTTCCCCATCACCAGCATTATCTGCTGTTAAATCTAATATAACTAAAACATCACAATCTCTTCCCTATCAAAAGAGAAGATCAAAACCTGCAGTTAAAGTTGCAGTTTTAGTTAAAGAAAAGACTCGCAATATTATCACATAACCCATGGCATCAGACTCACCGGTAAAATTTACAGAAGCCAAGTTACATTCTGCGACTGGCGATAATGATTATGATATCCGTGCGGGTATCATCTCTGTAGATTACTATGAGGATTTATTGAAACCAGGGACAACTATAGTTCTTAGTTATCAAGACACTGGAAATTCTAATGCACAAAGTGTTTTTGATGCCCTACCAATAGAATCTAAAGTCAAGATAAGTTTAAATTTTGAGAGAAAAGGTTTTGATCCTTGGCAAGTTGATGTTGATAATTATTCGATGCATCGCTCGGGAGGAGCAAGAAAAGATAGTAAGAAAGAGACAGTTACTTTATTTTTTGTCACTCAAGATTGTATGACAAACTTTAATACTCAAATAAAAGAAAAATTTGAAGGTGCTATTTCTCAATCTGTCGAGAAAATGTTAAAAGAAAATCTTGGTATAACGAAAGAAATTAATATTGAGAGGACACAACACACATATGAATTTAGAGCAGGGTCATTTAAGAATCCGAAGGAAACTGATCGAGAGTCGGGGGTTCCAAGGGATAAGAGAGCTTTTGACACTATTATACCATCTTTGGCTAAAAGAGCGATACCAGAAAGAGGAGATACAGAAGATTGCGGTTACTTATTCTATGAAGATTATGATGGTTATCATTTCAAGTCCATGTTTAGTTTGATGCAGGAAGAACCTGTAGCAACTTACTTTGTTTCTAATGTAAATAGATCTTCTTTCTATAGAGACAATCAATTCGTAATATTAGATCATGGATTTATGAGCACGGGAGAATCTGAAACTGCCAAATCTAATAGTATTGGTGGTGGTCAGGTAGCCACTACTACAACAGATTTAGTTACTGGCAAAACAACTAAAGAAGTATCCACAGGAAGTAGAATATCTCTTGGTTCTGAAGAAATAAAAGTAGATAAGAGAGGAAGAAAAACTGCCACAATCAATAAGACAACTCCAATTAAAAGTAATAAAAGTGGAGATTATGAGGGGAAATCTAGTGAGAATTATAATTTCCCATGGGAAGCTAATTCTATCATAAATTACAATCGATTTTTTAATTCACAAAAATTGAGTGTAACTGTTCCATTTAATCCATTATTAAGAGTTGGTCAAATTATAGAAATAAACTTCCCAGAAAAGAATCCATTGAGTAGTGATAAAAAGATAGATGAGAAAATCAGTGGCAAATATATTATCAAAGAACTTAATCATTCGTTTACCGGTAATGATTCCCTGACAAGACTCATGGTTCTCCGCAATAGTTTTGGTAGAACTTGACAACCAGTTGGCTCATAACTAGAATCTGGCTTGTCCGGGTTGATAGAAAAGCTCTAGATACCTAGATAAATATAAAAAACACTATAGTCTACTATGGAAAACATAGAAAAGCATATTGAGGCTGATAAAAAGATCCTTGAAGATCCTACAACATCCCCTCAACAAAGACGCCACATAGAAGAAGAACTTCGTGAACTCGAAGTTTATGTTGAAAATCATAAGGAAGAAATAGAAGCTGGGGATCATCACGATCCTTCACCACTGGAACTTTATTGTGAAGTCGAACCAGGAGCTCCTGAATGCAAAGTACATGACAATTGAATAAATGGCAGGACGTGAGGGTAAAACGGGATTAGCTAGAGTTCTCCCCCAAAAATACTGGGCGGAGAACATGAAGGCTGATGGAAAAAAGATTGGCAATAGATGTAAAATTCTTCTTTTAGATGAAGATTATACACCAGATAATGAATCTGCTCCTCTAGACCCTTCCAAGGCGGAATGGGCCTGGTCTTTGACTCCTACTACCCAAGCATCTGCAACACAAAATCTTAGAGGTGGAGAATTAGTAAAGTATACTTATACTCAAGGTCAGTATATTGTTGAAGGTCATATTGAAAAGACTGAACACTTTGAACCAGAACAACCAGCATCTGGAGTTGAATCTGCTTTAGCATCAGGAGAATTTTCTAGTTTTGAAGGAAAGGGAGAGGTAGATACCCCTACTGTAAGAACTGGAGCTCTTGCAGGCAAATCTACCATCATAGAATCATCAAAGAAAATTGATAGTGCCTTGAATAAGGGTGCTTTATATAATTTAAAAACAGAATTTCCAATTAGTGGAGACAAATTAAATGCTGATGTTGGTGGACTACTAAAATCTATTGCTTCAGGAGGTTTTCCACCATCATTAGAAAATATAACTGGAGGTCTGACAGATCAAATAGGTCTTCCTGATGGGTTATCTGAACTTAATATTCCGGGTACGGATTTTAATATTAACCTTGGCGAAGCTTTAAAATCTGGATTAGACTCTATTGCTTCTGGTGAGGGTCTTGGTGCTCTTAGTACTATCTTGGGAGATCAGGTAGGATCTCAACTTACGGATGTTCTCAACGACAAGACGCCAATATTTGAATCTCAGATTTCAAATGCACTAGGTAATATTCCTGGAGTTGGTGATATCACAGGGCAACTTAGTGGTAAATTGAATGATGTAATTGGAACGACTGCTAATGAACTTTTTGTTGGAGCATTGAGTGGTCAAGTAAATGCTGGAGAGATAAGTTCAAATTTGATTAGTCAATTAAGTAGTTCTCTGCAGATAGATTCTATTGATCTTGCTGATGGAGCTCTTGCTGGAGTAGCAGACTCTATAGTTGGAGAAGTATTTAATTCATTATCGGGATCTCTTCCTGAAGGATTAGATCTCAACACAATAGTTCCCTCTCTGGCAAATCAAACCAAAGCTGGTTTAACATCTGGACTGGATATAACTCCAATAGAAGACATGGTTTCTGGTGGAGATTATGGATATAGTAGAAAGATATCTAACTCCCTGGATAAGTTCGCTTATAAAACTAATTCTGCTGTAAAAGTAAATGACGTTGCTTTTGATCCAGTAACGGAACAGATTATTGATCCAAATGAATTAGTGGATCAGGTTGTTGATGATGTAGAAGTAACAGCATTTACTCTATATAATAAAATTCAAACTTTATTCTCAGAGTCTGTAGAATTTTATGTGAGAGAAGGAATTAAAAATAAAAAATCTGGACTGAAACATTTCCCAATCAA